CGTTCTTCCTCAAAGCGTTCTCTACCATAATGGTACCACATCATGAGTGCCATATTGCAATTAGTGACTGTTGCCGCATAGTCATCATCCGACTCACGAATCCAATTAACCATCTCATTCAAGGTATCTTCTTCCATAGTAGCATGATAAATTAGTCCCTCTCTACGAATACTATTCTTAAGAAAGGATAGTGTTTCAATAGGTTCAACTGGCTCCATTTCTGACGATTTCTTAGCATTGGTATAAGTAAGACCATGAATAGTAAAATATTCTTGTATAGTCTTCTCATTAAACCAAGATGCCACAGCACCAGATATTGACTTGATATTGTCATCACCATACAAAAATATTGTTACATTTTCATGATAATGTTTAAGTGACTTAAGGTGATCAGGGGCCAACATCATCCATGCAGTTTTAAAATACATGTCGTCACTCATTGTGTTAAGGATAGTGGTGAAAGGACATCCAGAAGGATTTCCACAATGGGTACAATACAAAACGTTACAACATTGTGTACGTGTGTGTATGAGCTCTTCAAACAACACACTTCGCACAAGTTTGTTAACGTCGTGATTAGCCTCTTTAACAATCTCGGCATAATAGCGATTGATAGCTTGTAGGCATGCATCTGCAATTTCTGCAAATAACTTACCATCAAATTGTTTCCAATCGCCGGCTCCCCCATTATTGGACATTCCCTTTAATTTATCAATAAGGGCCGTCCAATCATAAGAGTATGGGTTCATACCAACAGCAGAATAAAAATTCAAATGATTGTTATAAAAATTAGTAATAAAATCCATAAAATATTGTCTAAATACTATGGTGTAATCCATTGGTGGTATAACAATCATACGTGTTTTCTTTCCAACCTTTCTACGCTCATCCTTCGGTATATCAACCCATGTTGAATCGACCATTTTACCTTGCTTAGCCATCTCAATACGATGATCTATACGTGCTCGCAACTGAGGATCAGTCACATAGTACCTATTATTATCATCGATACCAAAATATTTCAACTTGCCTTTTCCAGGATTGGAAAGCTTATAGGGCAAACCAGGTGAAGTGTGCATATTCATTCCATCACAATATGGTTTTGAGGCATCGCCATTAATAGCAATATCTTCTGAAACCACACCACCAAGAGTGAATCGAGGCAATTGTTTGAATATATCAACCTGGTCCTGTACCAAAATGGGTATAACCTTTGGATTTATAGGTAAGGGTGGTTCGAAATATTTAGATATCGCTTCACCAAAATTGCGCTTATTTAAATCAGCTGGTTTAGTCACAGGTGCATTGATCTTGCCATGTATCAAAGATGGCTTAATTTCTGTTTTAGAAACAGGGAACAGAGACATCTCACGAGGTAATGTACCATAATAGGTATAATTACCCTCGACCATAGCAATTGCAGGTTCATCTTCAGTCAAAAGGGGTAATGGTGCAGGTACAATCAAAGGATTAAAATCCTTCAACATATCACATGTAATCATTTCTGAATAACCATGATGCTTTGCTCTTTCTCCAGCAACATGTATACCCAATATTTTACCTCGTATACGTGTATTATACAAAACTAATACAGAACCACAATCACCAGAGACAGTAACGGCATCATATTGGAAACCTTTGTATAAATTGAGACATTGTTCACTATTCCACATTTGATATTGTTTATTAACAATAGCAGAGCAATTAATCAATTCTCTCTCAACATTACCATCTCGATATTTATTCAAAGTTGATTCATTCCAAGCACTAAGATTTGCAAGATCACTCTCACTAATAAAATGATGACGAATATCCTTATACAACTTGACACGTTTGCTACATTCATATATAGCAACATCCTTATCTTGTCCTGAATTTGTTTTAAGTCGGACAAGCTTCTCTGGGACAAACATCTCCTCAAAGACGACACAATCTGTGGTGATAGTGAATCTTGAATGCTCCTTATATATTTTACCTTCAGAATTAACAAAAAGGTGATAAGGAGCAAGAAGGTATCGACCACCAATAAATAAACCACACATAGAATTAGTTTTCTTATTGTCGTCATCATAAATCTTGAGAAATGCCTGTCGACCACGTATTACATCACGTGTCAAGGATTCGGCACTTGCATCTGATGTTCCTTCAGCATGTGCTGTTTTCTTAGCAAATTTGCGATACTTAGCAGTACGCATATCACCAGAAGGCATAGCCTCACATTCGGCGTCATCCCATTCACCCATAACCATTCTCTTACATTTAGATAGATCTGATACAACCCATTCTCCATTAACATTTCTGTAATAGAATTGCGTTTCATCATCAGGATCTCTAGGCTTGTCACTACGATTGTCATGTAAG